CTAGTGTTTTTGTAGTAGAAATAGCTCTCTGCAGCGTTTGTTGGTGTACCGAAGATTGATTCAAATTCAGAAATCGAAGTAACCTGTATTACTTCATCTGTAGGACCTTGAGGAGCGAAACCTGCAACATAAACACTAGTACCTGTAGGTACTGTAATAGTCTGAGATAAGTCGGTTTCAATGATTTGAACGCCGGGAGATTGTATTGAGAGAGCCATATTGTTATTATTATTTATGCTTTTTCGATAGATTTTTTTAGCTTAAAAGATTAATATCGAGTTGACTAAACTGAAATTGCGCTGTTGATTCAATATATTCAGGTGTTCTATAATTATAATCTATAGATCCTAAATTAGTTATAAATGCATTTATATATGTAAATTCAATAACTCGGTTGTTATATTCATCTAAACCGAAAATAGAGAGGTTAGTGCAATATTCAGCTAGAGATCCGGATTGAATTTGTGTTTTACTAGGTTGATATTGATTTGGTGTACCGGCATAATAACTACCTAGAGGGTCATTTAGAATTGCTAACCATTTCCAGAGTAACCAATAATTTTTAAATCCGTTATCAATAGTAAAATTAACATTTAAGGGATCATAAGCTGGACGACTATAGCTTGTAACGTGGTGAGCTTGACCTCCAAAACGAGTTTCAACACTTGGAACCTGTATAGCAGGAACTACAGATCCGTATACTTTTATTTCTAAAGGTTCTAAGGCAATAGTGCTATCTGTTTTTGCTTGTTGCTTTAGAATAGTAGGAAGATTGAGCACAAGTAAAAATTTATCTTTACTAGGTACGTTAAGAACCGATTGCTGAGTGGGATTAATAACAGTTGTCATGAATTATGAAGTGTGGTCCACCCATTATTTAATAGATCCCAGTAATCTTCTTTATCTAACGCTCTATTCATATCAACGTCTGACATAAGCGGCATATATTTTTCAGTTATTTCACCACCTGTATTAACTACGTTACCTGTTACAGATAACTCACCTAATACGAATTGCCCTGGATTTACTTCGTCATAATACATTTTAGACAGTTTTAATGGCTTATTCTGTTCATCAACTTCATCAACCTGAAAATATTGTTGACAAATATCTGGCTCTAAAGCAAATAATGCCCAAACTAACGCCATTACTCGATCGTCATAAAAATTATCATTCTTCTTTCTATATGTACCGTTTGGGTATCTAATAAAGGTTTCAAGCTCTTTAATAGTGTCCATGTCATTAATATGTACTACTTGAAGGAAGTTAACCCAATAGCGCATATTAGCGACACCAGCAAACCTAAGATTGTTATGACTCAAAATACCTAAATGTCTAGTATTAGAAAATGAACCTGTATTAGCTAGTTTTGAACAACTAACTATTTTTTCATAAAAATGTTTATGAAATAGATTATCGATAATTTGACCTCCACAATTATTTCGTTCTACTAGTAAAGGTGGATTACCCCATTGACTTGCTAAAGCTACGAGCTTATTTGAATAATGATAAGGTTCGATAACATTTGTACCGAAAACAGCTACCTGTTTTATTTCTCTTAAGTCGGTAATATCTAATACTTGTGATACAGTAGCAGCTCTTCCAATACCTTCTCCTACGTCAACACCTATTACGTATAATTTATTAGGATCAGGAGCTTCAAATACTTTATAATGACCTTCTTCAGCATCCCAAATAGCTTTCTTTTTCTGTTCCTTAAAACGCTCAATAACAGAAGCGCCAACTGCTGAATTATAAGGATCTAAAAACGTATTACCGAACTCTTGTTGAAACGCTTCATCAGAACCTAAAGTGTTAACCATTTGCTTACGCCATTTTTCACCTCTTCCGGGAACGTCCCACCAATCAATACGTTCTGCTTTCCATCCATTAGTACCTTTTTCAGCACCTGAATAAATTTCATAAAACTTATTACCGGTACCATTAGGTGTACTAACCATGAAGATTTTTGTTTTCTTACCAGAAGAAATAATAGGAATAACAGATTTCCAAAACTCTTCCATAAAGTTCTGATCGATAAAGGCGGCCTCGTCAATACAAAGAATGGAAGCAGAGTCGCCTCTTGCTGCTGTTGATGTAGTAGTACTAATACCGATACTAGAACCATTCGCAAACGTTACACCTGTTTTACCATATTCTTTAACACCAGGCTTCAAATAGTTAGGAAGCATTTCATAGGCCATGCGAATACGTTTAAAAATATTGATGGCAGTACTCTCTTTGTTAGCTACGATAATAACTCTCTGGTCATCATAGAAGCACGTATTCCAAAGAGCGTAAATTGTGGTAATTGTTGTTTTACCGCACTGACGGGAAGCTAATACACTGACGAATCTATTATCTGCTAGACTTTTAAGAGCTCTTTTTTGTGCTTTATATAAATCAATTTTTTCTTTACCTCTATCAAGGTTTACAATGTAGAAATGATTTTCGGCAAAGTGTACAATATCTTCTTTACACTTTTTTATCTCCTTAACCATCTTAGGAGTCCACTCAAATTGAGCATCCTCCTTTGGTACGTTTTTATCACCTCGATAATACTGCCTATCGTCGATAGGGTTTTCTATGATATCATCTTCCATGCGTGTTATTTAAGGCATGGAAGATGATTAAACCAATTAACGTTCGTTAGGATTAAGGAAGTTAAGAAGAGTGGTTCGAAGATGTTCTACTAAAGCATCTCTATCGTGCGGATTTTCGGCGTGCATGATAGAAACTTTTTCACCGTTTATATCATAACCTAAGATCATATACGAATCTAGATACTCTTGTGTGATAACATCAAGATGTTCTAAATCTTTTACTTTAGAACCTCTAATAGAGGCATTATCGTAAAAGCGTAAAAATGCTTGTTTAATTACTTCTTCAACGTGTAAATTTTTCTCTACAGGTACACCTTGCTCTATGTCCGCAGCACTAAGTTTTGGAGAACTGGATTTTTTAGAAGCTCGCTTTTTTACAATCTTCTTTTTATTTTGATCCTCTGTAGACATACATAGATACTTATTCTTTTCCCTGTAAAGAAACTGTTTGCTTCTTTTCGTTGTATCCTGGTGCCTTATTATTAATACCAAATTTAACTAAGTGTTCAACTAGTACTTCATGAGAACTAGTCTTAAGCTTTAATCTACCTGGAATAAATTGTCCTCCGTCAAATAATTCAAAATAAGATTCTCCAATATAAGGATCATTAATATAACAGGTGCAAAAGATAGAAGCAACACCTGGGTCAATAACTATTGTCCAGGCTCGAGGATCTATTTCACTATACTCAGTAAAAAGTCTATGTGCGTAATATCCGCTGTCACGAAGTCTCTTAAGAGTATAACCTAGGGTAGTTAGTTTGTTTGACATATAGAGTAATTTATACGTATACTCTTTATTTTACAAGTGCAGATATAACAAACTTTATATTTACATTTTGATCTGTTACTTCAAAAAGAGTTACCTTTAATGTGTTATTAATTTTTACAGAGATGCTAGCAGCTTTAAGACCGGCAAGCATACGTACGTTTTCTAAATTAAGAGGTAGAGCATTCTTAATAGGTTCTCCTACAAACTTATCTGTTACAAGATAGGTAAGATTATTAATATTCTGCCTTTCGTAATCGTTTAACTCAGCGTACACTTCATCATTTTTTGTATAAAAATAAAGCTTATCTGAATCAGTAGCTATAGAACTACCTTTAAGAATTTCGTTAAATTTGATATTAGGTAATATAAAACCTGAATCGTATTTCAGCGTTTTAATCTTAGCAGGGTTTACCGGGCACCTCTGCATATAACTATCTTCAAGCAAGTAATAGTTAAATTTAAAACTAGGTGTATGATACTTTATGTGATTATCTTCAATATTAAGTTCAATATAGTCATCTTCAATACAATCTAAGAGACGTACAAACTTTTTAACATCTGGAAGATTTATCTTAATAATACCTTCAATAGGTAAATCAAGAGTTAAAGAGGCAAGTAGAACTATACTACCGTCTTGGGAGGAACAGACGGCGTATAGTTCATTACCTTCAGGAATTAGAGAAATATTATCTGCTAATTTACTAATAGGGAGCAAAAACTTTTGTACAAAAAGTTCTTTATTAACTGTAATAGTACTAGTCACTATTGCTGAGTTTATTCTTTTCCGTAAAAGATGCAAATACTTTTCCAAGCATACCTGACATTTTTGTCAATGTAGCATTTGTACGTTCAAGCTGTGACCTAATAGAAACAATATCTTCTCTAGTAATAACTGATTCAGATAAAGTAACTGGTACAGGTTGAGTCGGTGCTACAATATGTGGTAGATTAACAACTTCTTGTGGAGGAGTTACTGGTGGCATTAGCGGAATAGGTTTTAAATCAGCTTGTGGTAGCGGATACAACCTTTCAGCGTCTCTATTAGCCTGTTGCATTGCTTGAATTTCGAGCGGTGACGGGCCTGTAGAAACGTTACGATTAACAAAGCTCA